GGCGATTGTCGCGTTTCGCTTGATGCTTTTAAGATCAAACGCCATTATTCCTCAATCCTTTCGATTGATACTGAAACCTTGGCTGGTTTCATGGTGATGATATCCGACATACGCCGCCATACTTCGGGCCTGTACATACGGATTTCCTTAAGCTTAGTTTCGTTAAAGTCCTTCTTAAGACGCACGACTTGGAATTCTGCTGGCCAGTCCGCAGACATGGCCTCCAGCGCGTCACAATCGCCCTTGTAGATCATCTTAGATGTAAGGGTCAGTTTGTACCCGCTACCCAGCTTAAGGCTCATACGGCCTTCTGCGTTAGGGCGGATGATATCAAAGATTTCTTCTTCGATACGTATGCGGTTCTTATTGGCCGCTTGTTCTGTTGCCTTGGCATCAAGCCAAACGATAGATAGAATTTCTAGTTGTTCGTCGGTTGTCATTTGCATGTTCCTTCTGCTCACGGCGCAATAGGTACATGATCATGCGGCAAAGGCAATATGATTTTTTATTTTTATTTTGCTTGAAAACATATTTGATGCGTGTACGTTCCAAGGTCGTCCAAAACAGGAGAACGACACATGGCATCCATCAAGGGGCGGTGCGAACCCGCCTATAATATCGTAGTAAGACTTGGCGGCGTTACACGCACAGCCGAGCTGTTAGAAATTACGCAATCAGCCGTTAGCCGCTGGCTTATCCCGGCAACAAGCAATGGCACGGAAGGCCGCATTCCCCAGCGATATTGGGATAATATTCTAAAATTCGCCTCAAAACACAACATAAGAATCGACGTTTACGATCTATCCGGCCAACCCCGTCATCACTGAGGCCACAATGCTTAATTCAGAGTTTCTATCGGTCGCCTATGGGCGGCTGCGGGACACCTATGGCTGGACGACAAGCTTTGCATCTGATCCTAATCAGAGCGAGCCAGGCGCTTGGTCGGGCAACCCGTATATGGATACCCCGGCACACCGATCCCTAATTGATCGGCGGGAAAGCAACAATAACTTCTTCTGTGTTTCCATTATGGGAACAACGGACAAGAAACGACGGTCCAAGGATTGCTTCTTGCGTATGACGGTCTTGCTGGCGGATGACGCTAGCCCAGATGATCTTTTTGGAAACCCGTCATATATTTTTGAGACCTCGCCTGGTAATCACCAGATCGGGATATTCCTAGACGCAACCGACCCAGACACCGCTAACAGGCCGCTTCTAGATGCGGTCTTGCAGGTTATGGCCGCAAGTAAGCTTATCAATGCTGATTCTAGCGGCAATAACGTGGTGCGCTACGGTCGATTGCCTGTCGGTTGTAACACCAAACAGCGCGATACAGGCACATTTCAAACCAAAATCATCTATTACAAAACAAATGCCACATATACTTTAGCGGATGCGGTCGCCACGTTTGGGCTTGACCTAGAAGAAATCCGCCAAAACATAAACACGACCCCCGCAAAAACACAAAACCTAAACAATTCAACAGGCACAGCCGTAGACCTGTACAGAAATCTGATTAACCCAAACCTAGACGAACGCTCTTACCACGACCCGCTTATGAAGCTATCGGCGGCAATGGTCGCAGCGGGCATGGCACCTGGTGCGGTGGTGAATAACCTTCGCTCCCTCATGCTGGCGATCCAACCTGAAACAACGGGTGAGGAGTTTGCCCGCTGGGAAGCCCGCTACGGCTCCGAGTTAGCAAGGATGGTAACATCAGCCGAAAAATATGCCCCTGCCCGTCAGGAAGCGTTGCAGGGCGACGTATTCGTATCCGAAGAACAATTGGAGGAAATGACCAAGAATGTTCGTTGGCTAGTCAAGGGCCTGGTGCCCGAGGATAGCATGGGCATGATCTTTGGTGCGTCAGGGACGTATAAATCCTTTATCGCGATTGATATGGCCCTGCATATCGCGCACGGCATGGACTGGGCGGGTCTTAGGACCAAGCAAGGCCCGGTTGCTTATATTGCAGCGGAAGGCGGGGCTGGGATATCTAGACGCTTGAAGGCTTGGCGCAATCAGTTTGGGCTAGTTGAAACCAATAACCTGCATATTTGCATCACGCCATTTCTTTTGACGGCGCAGGAAGAAATGGCGCACCTTAAAGCGGCCATTGCCAAGTTCCCCCAGCCGCCTAGCGTGGTGATCATTGACACCTTATCCCAGACATTCAGCGGCGACGAAAATTCGTCCAGCGATATTGGGACATATCTGCGCATGATCAACAGCGAAATCCGAGCGGCGTTTAATTGCACGGTTATCGTCATTCACCATACAGGCCATAGTGCCGCCGAGCGTCCCCGTGGTTCGTCCGCCATTACCGCCAACCTGGACTTCATCTTGGGCGTGTTTAAACCCGATCCAGAGGCGTCGCGGGCCAAGGTAGGCGTCCATAAAATGAAAGACGGCGACAAGGTCGATGACCTGTTTTTCAATATGACGCGGCTCGTGTTGGGCGAAGATAGCGACGGGGACGAAATTTCGTCATTGGTCGCGGCGCATGATGAGGCTGGCGGCGGGCCTAAGTCGTTCAAGGCCAGCAAATATGATTCGATGATTCTTGGCCTTATGCCCGACAAGCGCCAAGTGACAGAAAAAGATATGCGCGAGGAAGCGGGGAAAGGCTCAGAAGAAAGCGACCGGGCAATCTATCAAGGGGTCAAGCGTTCCCTTGATAAGTTGCACCGGGCCGGAATGATTCGTAGTTTTGGAATAGGGGTATGGGGGCGGGTGGATTAACCCGCCCTCGTAGCTCGCCCTTGATTGACCTTCCACATAACGCCGCGATTCAATGCGGCGTTCTTCTTCTTGTATTCGGCTAGGGTTAGACTGCTAACGCAAAGCTTTTTGTGGTGAGCGCAATAAGACGACCCTTCGATTTTTGTGTCACCGCACATGACGGCCTGATCCATATCACCAAGGGGAAGGCTATCCGCAATGTATCTGCAACCATTAGGCTTAATCCTTGTTAGCGTGGCGGCATACAGGCCGCGGGGTTCATTATTAACAACCATAGCAACAACCTCCTGTTTAGAGATAGGCTTGGGCTTGATAGCTTGGGCCTTGGGTGCCTTCCATAATTTGATCTTGGGTACCGATATTGTAGGTCTATAAACCCGCTTAGCGATATCAATAACGCCGCGAAGTTTCATTCGGTGAATCTTGCCACAAATTGTGTTGCGGGTCGGTGCGCCGATAGCCTTAGCAATCTCGGTGGCGGTATGGCCCGCTAGATATAGCTGGACCATTTGGTCGATGCGTTCTTGCGTCCAGAAAACGTCTGTCATGTGGTTCCCCATTGGTCCGCCATTGCGTTAGCGATACCCTGGTATGTGGTTGATCTGATTTTCCATCTGTCGGCAGATGGTGGCAATTTATGTATCCTAGCCTCGCGTCCGTCCACTATATTTGTAGGCAATAACGCCGGAAGGTTTTTTAACCATAAACAGGTAGCTTTTGTTTCCCCATGTCCAAATTGCCAAGGCTGGATAATTTGATCAGGTTTTCTGATTTGGCTGCTAATAATTGATATTGGATTTTCCAGCGCAATTTTATCAATAGGCGCATCTAGCAGCTTACGAACAAAATCTAATGCCGCTTGTTGCCGACCATCTGCCCGCTTTGCAGCAAAATGCCTTGCGCCGCTAACGGACAAGTGGGTGCATGGCGGATGGGCTACCATCAAATCCCAATCATCCATGATGATATCAAAAACATTGCCCTCATAATGCCAGGCCGAATCAGCGTCGGTCGGCAATAAGTCGCAAGACCATGCGTCGTGCCCTTTTGCGCGGAACGCGTCCCTTACGGTCCCGCTATATTCGCAAGCCACCAGTACCCTCATACCGTCTCCAATGGCTTGCTATTGCCGCCGCGCTTGTTCTTACGCTTGGCGACCAAGGCGGCATAATATGCGCTGTCGCCCCGGCTCTTTGTTGCGCCCTTGGTAGCGCCGCCCTTGGCCCCTATGGCCGCGAAATGTTCCGGTGTGCCTGGTGGTGCGGTCATTTCAGGTGCTCCCCTGCTTCGATTTCGTCGGCCAGCCAATTAAGGATTCCATCCTTTCGCAACCAATCCACGATCTTGGCGCGTTCATTGTCTGCGGCAAACATCGCTTTTAACGTGACCCTGTTCCAAGCGGACACTACCGCGTCTAATTCGTCCTGTGCCCTTTGTATTCCGTCTAATAATTCTTCATTTTCATTCATTTCAGATACTCCCCTGCTTCGATCTCATTGGCCCAATATAAAGTTTGTTTATCATCGTCGCTTTGGTCTGGTGATCGCAACCATGCCACGATCTTGGCCCGCTCTTCTAAGCGAGCATTAAAGCTAGGCTTTTCATTACATTTAAAACAATTTGGGACGTATGGCGCATATACGCACTGACATTTGGGGCATATCCAGCCTTTGTCGCTCATTTCAGATGCTCCCCTGCTTTAATATAAATGGCCGAAATATATCCTTGCCTCCACAGCCAATCCACGATTTTGGCTCGCTCCTCCTTGGCCCCCATCTCGTATGCGAACCAGCCAATAAACCCGCCCGCCGCCATGCCCATCAGCACAGCAATAATAATTTTAATCATTTGTTCCACCGCCCAATCAAAATACCAACCGTAATGCCATTTATAAAAGCGCATAAAAACAGCACAAAATTTTCAATATTAAAGGTCATTTCAGATGCTCCTTAATTTGTTGCTGGCGGCATATTCAGATGCTCGCCTTTTTCAATTTCATCAGCATAATCGGCGGGGTCATCCATCCACCGCAACCAAGCCACGATCTTGGCCCGCTCGTCTGCTGCGGCTTGCGTGACCGCTGCTTCTAACAGCTCGACCGCACCAGTCAAAATCGCGTTCATTTCACGTTCGCTGTCCAACTGACGCAAAGCTTGATGCATATCAACCTCTTGTTTGCGAAGCTTGTTCAATTCTCGATCTTCAGCAGCTTCCAAAGTCTTGACGGCAGCGGCTTGGATTTTTATAGCGTTTTCCAAGTCTGCAATTCTTTGATCCTTATCGTCAATCATTTCAGGTGCTCCCCTGCTTCGATGGCGGCGGCGGTGGAAAACCAACGAAAACCCTTCAACCATTCCACGATCTTGGCCCGCTCGTCTGCAGCGGCTTGCTCGACCTCTTTCGCTTGTGCCTCTATGCGGTGCGCTGCTTCCTGCATTGTTTCCCACATACCTAACAAGTGATCGCGCACCTCGCACTTTTCGTAATGGCACAATTGTCCATCACGCTTAAACCATGATGCGATTTCTGGGGTGTCCTCAAATACGTTTAACATCCTATCCACCAGCGACTTATCGTCAGTCATTTACCAACGCTCCTCTACATGCGCCCAGGTTATTGCGTGCGCCGCATCCCTAATTGTTGATTGATCTACCCCATAGCGCCTAGCAAATGCGCTGTACCCCCTACTGTGGCTACCTGGCACACAAGAGGCGCGTATATGCCGAACCTGGTCTTCAGTTAGTTTGGCGTGGGCGTGGTCTTTGCCCCTATTGTTACCATTACCGATCATGAACCTATCCACTTACAAAACTCGTAAAACACGACGCCAGCCACAATTGTGGTAACTAAAACTGCCATGATGGCATCTGCTATATCTTCAAAGCGGTTCATTGCTTCCATCCCCGCTTCTTGGCCAAAGCCACGACCTCTGATGCATTCAGGATGCCTACGCTAATTCCGTTCACAAAAGCGCAGAAATAAAGAATCACATTTTCGATATGGCTCATTGGTTGTCCCTTGGTTTGCAGGCGGCGCAATCGTATGGCCGACCGTTGATGTCCTTTTTAACCGGATGACCTGGCGGCAATTTGGCCCCGCATTTGCACGTTAATTGAGCCACAACGCAAGCCCTAAAAATAGGATTAATGCAATCGCGACGATGCCGGACATAACTGATTTAGTTGTGTCCATAGACGCGACCTCATAAGCTTGCAGACCTAGGCCATTGCTAGCGCCGCGTCGCAGCATGCTTTTATGCGTCTCGCTTGGCATGTTTGGGGTATCGTTCAATTGATATTCTCCTTAGCTGGCGGTTCGTATTGCACGGCTTTGACCGCATTGATTGCACTGGCCGCGATATCGTGGGCCTCTGAATCGTCCGTGATCTCTTGGATGGTCGCCAAGGCTTGCATCAAAAGGCTTATCTTGGCGTCATTAAGCGCCGCCATAATCAGGTGCTCCATCGCCATTGCGTAGACCTGTCGCTCATGCTCGTCCACCATGTCGTTCAGGTGGTCCATCATTTCGGCTAGATCAGTTTTTATGTCGTCGGTCATTTTACGTGGCTCCAGGTTTCGCCTAGATAGGCTTGTCGGACGGTCTTACAATTGACGCCATAGCGCCTAGCGAAGGCGGCGAAGCCCTTGCTGTGGCTATCTGGTACATACGACGCCCGGATATGCCTGACCTTCTCCTCGTTCAATTTGGCGTGTCCGTGTTTGATGCCTCTCGGGACCTTGGCCATGTGCTTGTAAACGACCTTGGGTTCGTCAGACATATTTCCAGCCCTCGATAAATGCCCATGTTATTGCTAGGGCCATGCCTCCGCCAATGCCTAGGCTAACGCCGATCCTGGCCGCGATAAGCAAGGCTTGGCCGATCGGCATGGGTTTTGGGCAAGGTGAATAGATTTGAATGATTTTAGGTTTGTTCATTACCAGGGCCTTTCCTGGCGTTGGTGGTCAGCCTCGTCGATTAGGTCTTGGGCGCAAAGCTCGCAATGGCCGTCGTCGTTTATGTTTACCTTTTCGGCAAACGGTTCCGAACATTCGGCGCACTTGTATAGGTCTTCGTCATTGTAAAACTTGCCGTCGATCTCGGTTATGAGATGGGCCCAGTCGTTATTCATCTGTAATTCGTGATATTCTTCCGGCGTTAGTGGCTCAGCGTCGGGATATGTCTTATAGGTCATTGATTTGTCCTCTCGTGTTTGTGACCATCCATTTACAAGCCAATCATTAACGATTTCATCCGTCATTGGTTTGGCCTTTCGTGGCTATCTCGGCGGCAAGGGCGGTATAGCCAAGCTTGTCGGCGTAACTGTCTAGATGCTCCGGCGTCTTGACCAAGCGGCAGGTCTTAAGCCAATCAAGGCACAATGCGACCTGTGCCGCGCTGATATGGGTTTGATTGCCTAGGATAATTTGCCAGCCTTGGGCGATATGGGTAAAATTCAATTCAGCGTCCCCGTACTCATTGGCGCGTGGGCCGTTGATTAAGAGCTTGGCGTGGTCAAGGATTGCGTTGCGGTTCATGCGCCTAAGCTCCCGTAATTGTCGCGATAAACCCGGATACCGTAGTGCTCAGCGTCGTGGCGCTCGATACTGTTCTCGGGATAGGTTTCGGGATCAACCCACCTAAATTCGCCGCTGTGACCCGTTGCCGGTTGCGTTATGGCATTGGCTGGCACGGTGACCTTGCCGCCGTGGCCGTAAATCCAGACAAAAGCTTTCTTAACGCGTTGGTTATACAGGGTCATTGTGGTGGTCTTTCGGGTTGGTGGTTAAAACAAGAGCCATGGCAGGATCAGCATGGTGAAGAATATGACGGTGGTTATGACGAACACGATTGCGTCTTTGGTTTCGGGGCTCATGCTACAGCCTCCATATGTTCAATAGCGCTATCAAACAAAGCTTCCGCACATTGCTTGCGAGCGGCCATAGGAAACACGTCGGACCATTTGTCAAACACGCTACAATGTTCGCGGCAATAATCCTTGGCCGCCATTGTGGCGACACGCAACAAGGATTTAAGGGCAAGGTCTTTGCTGAATACGCCCTTGGCCTTGTGCTTGGCTAGGTTTGTTACGCAAGGCAGAAAATAGGCGCGGTAAGCGTCTTGCGTGTTTGAGACGTAGAGATAAAGCTCTGTGGCTTCATGGCTTATGGTGTCGGTCATGTGATTGTGTCCTGTGTTGTGGTTGCGTTGTTATTATGCATGGGGCTTGCGTTGATGCAAGCGGTTTCTAGGGTCTAATGATGAGCCAAGCTTTAAGACTTGGCTCATGGTTAGATGCTAGGCGTATCGTGCGTCTACAGCGTCGTGTGCAATTTCCAGCGCGATTTTGTTATGGCCCGAACCTAGACGATGGATTGCGGCGATATGGGCAAATTGAGTTGCTTGGGCGCGATTGTAGCCATTGGCTATGGATTGAGCGACGCTGTTGTCTGCATCTTCGATTGCGTTGGCCTCTGAGCGTTCTTCGAATGTCATTGTGGTTGCCTCGGTTGCGTTGGTGTTGAGACCTTTATGCATGGTGCTTGCGTTGCTGTCAACAATAATAAAATTGTTTGATTGGTAAATAAATTTATGACGGGCGTCATTTTTTCAATGGCAAGAAAAGTGACGGGGCGTCATGTTTTCTCTAGCGGTTCGCGCATAAAAATGGCCGCGAAAACTATCATGATTTGCCTCTCAACCTCTGATCATAGTGAGTATCTGCATTCGCCGCATGGTTTATTATCCGAGCCTATGTGAGCGTAAGTGAGCGTAAGTGAGTATGTAAGTGAGCGTATGTAAGCGCATTTGCCCAATACTCACTTACGCTCAAGGGGTACGTAGTACCCTTGAGTGAGCGTGTGAGGCCGCTTGTTTCCTTGAGTATATAGACCCTGCTCCCGCATAATCTTTTCAGGCGTATAAATTTGGGGTGCCGCGCTGTATCATGCACTACCCGCCTGCCCCTATCGCCAAGGCCCTAGCGTGGCGCATGACGGGCGATAGCGTGGCGCGTGGCATATGGGCATGGCTAGGCGCGCGTGGCTGTGGCGCGTGACCATGAGGCATGGTGACCATGGCGGATGGTTGCGTTGACCCCCTACCCGGCATCGAACCCGGTGGGGGGGTCGGTGTATGTACATAGGCCCCCCGTACAAATGGGCCGCAAAAAACGGTTCTTGCTTTTTCATAATAAATATATATATATCTAATTGTGGGTGGTCTCCTCAACTAGGGGTCGGGCGTCGAGTTTACTCCGTCCGGCCCCGCTTTTGTTGACATAGCCAGTGTCAAGCCTTATTCTTGCAAAATCATCGAAAGGGCCACCATGCCAAGCAAATCCCCTAAACAAGCGCGTATGATGGCTGCTGCGGCCCATAGCCCAGAGTTTGCCAAGAAGACGGGCGTGCCAATGGAAGTCGCCAAAGAATTCAATAAGGCCGATACGCGCCGTAAGAAGCTATCCAAGGCGATGGACGAACTAGAAGCCAAAGACAAACCCAAGGACGATTAAGATGGGCGGCAAGAATCAAACGACGTTCAAGTCCAAGGCCGAAGCCAAAGAGGGCGACCGCGTACCCCGTGGTAGGCCCAAGGGCGCTGTAGGCAAAGCCACCGCTAATGCGCGTGAAGCCCTAGCCATATTCATTGAAGGCAACACCGAGCGGCTTCAAGGCTGGCTCGATGAAGTGCATGACCGTGACGGTCCACGCGCTGCTTTCCAATGCTTTTCGGACTTGATTGAATATCATGTGCCCAAGCTTTCGCGTACAGAGGTTACTGGCGCGGACGAGGGTCCGGTTGAATTGGTGATTACGTGGTCCAACGAGAAATAAAACTCAGCTACGCGCCCCGTGAATCGTTCAAGCCGTTTCACAATAGGACCCAACGCTGGGCTTGTCTCGTTGCCCATCGCCGTGCTGGCAAGACCGTGTCGGCGGTAAATGATATTATTAGGGCGGCGGTAACGTGCAAGTCGCCTAATCCGCTGTTTGGGTATATCGCGCCGTTTAGAAGCCAGGCTAAATCTGTGGCTTGGGATTATTTTAAACGGTTTTGCGCTCCGATTATGAAGTCGGCCAATGAAGCGGAACTTACGATTGAACTTATCAATGGGGCCAAGATCAGGCTTTTCGGCGCAGATAATGCTGATGCTATGCGCGGGCTTGGTTTCGATGGCATTTATATGGACGAATACGGAGACTTCCGGCCTTCTGTATGGGGTTCAGTCATTCGCCCGACATTGTCAGACAAACAAGGCTGGGCGGTCTTTGGTGGTACGCCAAAAGGCAAGAATCAGTTCTGGGATATTTTCCAGACCGCCAGGATGAACCCTGAAGAATGGTTTTGCTTGCGTCTGACGGCCACCGAAAGCGGTATTTTGCCAATGAGCGAAATAAACGCTGTTAAGGCCCAGATTTCCGAAGACCAATATATGCAGGAATACGAGTGCAGCTTCGAAGCGGCCATTCTTGGTGCGTTTTATGGTATCGAAATGCGTATTGCGACCGAAGAAAAGCGCGTTACCGAAGTTGCATATGATCCTAGCCTACCAACACACACAGCCTGGGACTTGGGATACCGCGATGACACAGCAATTTGGTGGTATCAAGTTATTGCTGGTGAAATTCATATCATTGATTATCATGCTGTGTCTGGTGCTGGCATACAAGAGCTGGCTAAGGTCATCACGCAAAAGCCCTACCATTATGGAACGCATTATTTGCCCCATGATGCGCGCGCTAAAACGCTTGCGGCACAGGGTAAGTCGATAATTGAGCAACTTGGCGAGTATTTAGGGGTACAAAACCTGCGAATTGTGCCTGATTTGTCGGTTCAAGACGGTATCCAAGCCGTTCGACAAATGTTATCACGTTGCTGGTTCGATGAACGCAAGTGCATGGAGGGTATTGAGGCCCTCCGCCAGTACGAGCGTGAATACGACGAAGATAAAAAGGCATTTAGGGCAACGCCTAAGCACAACTGGTGTTCGCACCCGGCAGATGCCTTCAGAATGTTGGCTATTGCATGGCGAGATGAGCCTACGGTGCGTACTGCGCCCTCTGAAAGGCCGCTTATTGTAGGTCCGGGGAATACTGCTACACTGAATGATATGTGGGCTTCCCATAAACGCTCTAGGAGATCAAGAATATGACGCCAGTTTCTGAAAGTCAAAATTACAA